TTTATTTTTGGTTTTAAAAAATTAAAAATCACCTGATATATTCATTCTGTTAGCCATGAACTCTCCAAATTTTTGGATAAAGAGATTCTGCATGGCGTTATCTTCCATTTTGTTAGAATGAAATGAGATTTCCACAACATTTCCATCCAAATCATATCCAATAAGTTTACCGCATGTTAAAAATTCTTGCATTGTAGCTTTTAAAGCATTTTTAATAACACTTTTACTACCTTTTCTATCTCTTTTGAGTTTTTGTTTTAAAGATTCTCTGAGAATTTCTAAAACCCTTTCGTCAACAAATACCTCATCAGGGGGTTCATCTCCCTTTTCCATAATATTATTTAGTCTTTTTTATAGACTGAATTTTCTTGGATCTGTCCAATGCCCCTTTCAATCAAAATGGTGACAATAATCTCCATACTTTGTGTTTTGAGGTTAAAATTTTTAATAAAGCGGTTTCCACCGTCATTAATCTCGAATAAAATATCACCTTTGAACTCTTTATTTTGATAACAAGTAATCATCACAGATGTATTACTTGGGTCTACCATCACAGACCATTTACGAGGATCGTGTTGCCCATATTGGTCAAATAATTTGACCACAACAAAACCAGAATCTCTCAATCTTTTAACAAAATAACCTTGCGTGGTAATATTATTCTTCATAGAAATATTTACTATTATTTAGATTTTTGCAAGAGAAATTTTTCTACTGATGAGTAGAAATCATCATCCTCAAAATTCGTCCCGTAATAAGGTGTGATACTGAGATAACGATCAGGTTTAATACCAATATAAATCATTTTTTGCTCATTCTCTCTAGCAGGAAGATTATCAATCAAAACATTATCAGAATTTGATATTTTATTATCAGTTCCATAATTCCTACCAACATATAATGTCTTATATGTTGCTTGGTGGATATCCTCTCTGGGAATTATATTTTCAGAAGGAAAGTCAAAATAAGCTAATCTTGATACTTCTGTTGCATATTCTCTAGTCGCAATTGTTAATAGATACACGTTTTCTGATCCAACATATCTACGTGCCAATTTAATGACATCGAGTGCTGATGGTCGGACTTTGATATCATAAACACCACCGTATTCTAATATGATAGTGAAATCACAATCAGTTAGATATCGGGATGCTGCTGATCCCGATATTAATGTCTCGTCGAGATCTATGAAAATTTTATTTAGCATGTTATAATTTATTTTTAAATAAGATTGTTGAAATGTTTAGTCTTTTTTGAAAATCAGACCATTTGATTGGGGTATCCATATCGACACCATCATTCTGCCTCCAACCATCAGGTTCCATCATTTGGACATCTGGCATGATCTTGAGCCACTCGTTTGCAGATTTCTTAGCAAACACTTTTTCCCATCCTTCAGCATATGTTGAGTTCTGAGGAGATGTTTTAATAACCTTTCCTGTAATTTCGTTAATCGCCATAAATAATTTCTTTGGTTCTTTCAGTGAAATTTGTTTTTTCACCAATTTCACAATTGAAACAGTAATCCCATAGATAATCTTCGATATCGGGGTTCACCAAATTCTTGATATTTTTGTAAATTTCTTGTTGTTGATATTCAAGAGCTTGAATAGCTGCTCTCGCAGCTTCTATTTGTAATTTCGTCTCTTCGTTCATAATTAATTTTTTAATGAGCTAAAAATATATTCCATTTCAAAATCACCACTCTTCGTGACAATACAACCAACTCCCAACTTGGAATTGATTTTGAATACATTACCAGTCTTCGATACTTTAGACAATAATTTCAAATTGTCAATCTTGAGAATGAAAGGGTTGAGTTCAAATTCAACTTCATCCCCTACAATACTCAGAGTATCGCTGTTTGGAACAGTCTCGTCTCCTACTTTCCACACCAAATTACCATCTTCCGTGAAGATATATAATTTTTTGGTGTTTGTGATGGAAGATTTTTGGAGAATATTGGAAAGGAAATCAAAGTCCAACTCAAATTCGATGTTATATTCAAAATTACGAATCTTTTCCAGAGATAATTTTGGTCTAGTGATAACACCTTCTTCATGAAGATGGTATTTAAATTTGATTTGTTTATCTTTATACTCCAAATGGTTTCCATTCAACTTTAGCTTCACAGTATCAAATGATACCATGTCTAATGCTTTGGAAAGTTTTTTCAGAGAAGGTAGATTTAGATTCTTTTCTTCAAAATCACCTCTCAGATATGCATGTGCATACATGGAGTTATCCTCACTAGAGGAAATCCCATGTATGCCATCATCTTTCATCTCTAGAACACATGTATCACTTATTTGCGACAAGCTTAACAACAGGTTCTGAAACGGTTTTCTGTTTAGATTGATTTGCATACGTCTTTTCTAGCAGACTATTCTGCTTTGTCAACTTATTAGAGATTTCTTTCAACAAAATAATAATTTCCTCAACTTTAGTCGGCTCCAAATTCAATTCCAATTGCCCATCATCCACTTTTTGTGGCATCGGTGCATACTGGGGAACTTGAGGTAATTGTTGGGGTTGTTGATACTGAACAAGTTGAGGAGGAGGTTGAGGAGCTTGTTGTCTTTGCGTTTGGATATACTCGTCCATACCTTTTTTCAAAGTCTGCGCTGATGTGATAAGTGTCGATGGTCGGTCAACCATCATTTGATCAATCTGATTGGATTGTCCAATCAAGAATGCCATTGCTTCAATTTCTTCGGGAATGTTATTCATAATTTATTAAAGGGAAACCCTCCCCACCGATTGATGGGGAGGGTTAGTGGGGTTAGTCATCTAATCCAGCAAGAAGATCATCAATTTCATCATTGTCATCTTTGACTACTTGCTTTTTGGGAGTCGATGTCACTTTCGGTTTCTCGTGAACGAAAGGAATGTCATCGTCGTCATCAACTACTTCTTTTTTGGCTTGTTTTAAAGGCTTTCGCTCTTCTTTCTCTTCACCAACGAAGAAGTGTTCGTTAAGAACTTCTTGAAGTTCATCATAAGTCTTCACAGGATAAACCGCTTCCAGATCATGAAGAGAATCGCAAATCTTATCAATCTCTTCCTCATCCAAAACAGTCTTGGACTTGGTAGTGATAAACGAAGATTCAAATGTGGTATATTCACCTTTCTTCTCAGCAACGATCTTGAAATCGTGTCCTTTAGTCGGGTCGAAAATATCCCAACCAAGTTCATCGGAACGCTCACCTTCAGTGGCATCGTCGATAATTTTCTTGAGTTGTGGACCCATACGAAGAATCTTCACAGTGCCATTGTTTTCTGGTTTAGCAGGATCATTGACCACGTAAACATTTACAAGCCACTGCTCTTTTTGAGCAATTTCTGCTTTGTAGTCTTTATTCTCAGCTTTAGGGTTAGCTTCTTTCCAGCTTTTCCAAAGTTTCCATCGAAGTTCAGAAATCGGATCACGATCACTAAAAGTTTGAAGACCAATGTAGCTCATATAAGAACCTGTTGCTTTGCTATTCCAACCATTCACCCAATGATGGAAGAGACTCTTTTCAGGATTCTCAACATTAGGGATCAGACGCAGAGTGTATGTATTGCCAGCGGGAAAACTCATAATATTTGAGAATTGTCCACCAGATGATTCATTACCCTTGTTTAAAGCTGCTTTGATCGAATCGAACATCGCAGCACCGAATTTGCTTTTTGTTTTTGTACTCATTTGTTGTTTAGTTAATTTAGTTGTTTTGAGATTATTGTTATTTCTTCACAGTTGAGATTATAATTTATCATCATTTTTTAGATTGTCAAGGTGCTTTGATCTTGAATCTCTTATTTTATTTCGGCGTTCCTCTGATTTAGGTATTCCAGATTTGGCTTTACTCATTTTTTGTTTGGTTTCTTCAGATAGTATTTTTCCTAACTTCGCTTTACTCATTTTTTGTTTGGTTTCTTCAGACAATGGTTTTCCTAACTTTGCCAGTCTCATTTTATCTCTCGACTCTTTTGAGTTAATTCTACCCAATGCCGTTTTTCTCATTTTTTCTTTGGTTTCTTCCGTATGTGTATATCCCAATCTGGCAAATCTAGCATTTTCTTTATGTTCATCCGATAAGGGTTTTCCCTTTTTACATTTACTCAATTTTTCCTTGGTTTCTTCTGAAAGTGATTTACCCAACTTTGCTTGTCTCATTTTCTTTTTTGATTCTATGGTATGGGTTCTCTCACGACATTTTCTTTTAAATTCTTCTGATCCGGGTTTTCTAGGTTTTCTTAATTTTTCTCTAGTTTCTTCAGACAATGGTTTTCCAATTCTTGATAAGCTCATTTTTCTTCTCGTTTCATCAGAACATTTATGACCAGTTCTATCAGTTGAAAACTGGCATATATTGTAACCTATTTTACCATCAAAAGAATTAAATTTTTTGATGAGTGATGCTTCTAGCTCTAATAATTTATCATTATCTTTATATTTGTCAAAATTTTCAAATATTTCTAATATTTCAACCTCAAAAGAATCCCATCCATGTTTTATCATGGCTTTTTCAAAATAAGTGCTACCTGTTATTTTCTTAGCACGACTTTTATGATAATTAAGTCTGGAATATAAATTTACAGATTTTCCTATATAAAATTTTCCATTATTAATACAAGTTATTTTATATATTCCAGCTTTCTTTGAAAGATTCACATCTATTATCATTCATATATTTAACACAGCAGAAACCTTGTCAATTGCTTGTTTTGAAAATTCCTTCATTTTTTTACTCAGATAGAATTTGTTCTTCGTCTTTTGAAACGTGATCCAAAAATCTGAAAAAATAAAATCCAGAATACGATTCTCTACCTCGATTTTTGAAACACCTAAAGCATGAAGCGCATACATATTTATATGATGGTTCTTCAGATGGTCAATCATGGTCGGTAAAGCTCCTTCAATATATAAGGGATATTCTTTCAAAGTCAAGTTTTTTTCTCTACAGAAATTTTTGACAAATTTGAGACTATCCACCATTCGATTAAGAGAACTTTCCGAATCAGGATCATCCATCTCAATTTTCTTCATGTATTGAGAGTATGCTTTTTTTGCTTTGGAAGTCAAGTAAAAATCCAAATCAAAATAGTCATCATCCTCAAAAATAACGTAAGGGGCAGAGAAGTAGTCATCAATTTTAATATTATTATAACTATTGAAGAACCTTTCTAAAGAAGCAAGTCGATCTAACTTGGTTTGATCCATGTCGGAGAAATCTTTTCTAATCCGAAATGGCTTATCACGCATCTTACGAGAAATCGCCAGATGGGAATTGTAAATTCTTTTTTGGAAGTCAGACATGTTCATACCTAGATAGATAATTTAATTCTTTGCCAACCGAATAGCAACGATTTTCTGGATTATATACTCGAGTTGATGAAAACATACTACCAAACATTGGATGTCTATAATGAGATTTTTCACCTTTTTTGATTTTAAATCCCCAAGATTTCCAAGCGTTAAATGTTCGGTAGGTCACACCTTCCACATTATCTTTTTCTGTTTCGTCGTGATACATATCAGTCATTCCAAGACATAAAAGATTCGTAAGCATCCCGATAATTATCCTCTTCTTCTCTCACATCCCATTCAATAGCTTCCAACCACTTCTTCGGCAATTTAATTCCCTCAACATTTTTAGATAGCCATAAAATATATGATGGCTCAATATCGGAAATCTCATCAAAGGTTTTGCCTTTATACTTTCCAAAATTAATTATATCCTCTGGATTTTTCACTTCTTTCTTTTTTTCTGCTCTAAGTTGATGTATTTCGTGATGAACTTACTACGTGAAATAGTAGGATCATAGTCTAAAAATACTCTAACCAATTCCTGATCGGAATCAAGCGACAATATCGTTTTCAGTATTGTTTTCAGTTTCTCTTCTTGGAGAGTAGTCACGAAAACATTTTGAATGGATAATTTTTTTCCTTTAAGATGATTTATAAAGGAACAATAGCATAGGAAGAGGTGATTTGTTTCCTCTTCCACAATTTCTGATGATGGATCAAAACTCATATGTTTTTAACAATAAATGTTTTTCAGTGGATGGGGCAATGGCATTCCACGCTTTGTGATAATATGGATCAGATTGATCTAATAATGCTACATCATATTTTTTCATTATACATCCCATATTTTTCGATTCGATATTAGCAAAATCAATACTTGGAGATTTACCATCAAAATGTTTATCAATATTTTTTTCGTATTTTCTTCTAATTTTATCACGTAAATATTGATTTGATGAAAAATGGACAACTGTTTTACCTTTAAATGCTTCCCATGCTGCTAATGTCAACATGAATGTGGATACGCCAAGTTGTCGCCCATAAGCATTTGAAGTGTATCCGTTTTTATAAAAACGGAACATACCTTTTTGCATTTCATTGATTGGAAATCCATTAAAATTCAAAAAGAATTGATAGAAATATTCTTCCTCTGTTGGAGGCGTGATTTTATTTTCTACGATGGTTTTCGCTACTGCTACTGTGGGGAGAAACAAAGCTCCCAATGCTCCTAAAAATGTTCTTCTTTTCATAATTCTTCGATATCGGTTGGTATTTTCTTTATATTTCTATCTACCGCTTCTTTTTCTGGTGTTATTTCTTCCAATTTCAATATACATTCATTCATATTTTCAATTTTATTTTTATGTTCTACACCCGCCTTTAATTTAAAATCTTTAATTTGTTCACACATAAATAATTTAAATTCGTCAAAATTCACCCAATAACTCTTATAATTGAACATAGTATCAGATTTAAATTTCTCA